TCGCTGCATTCACCAGATTGCTAAAGGAGCAAGGTACGAGTGGGTGGATTCGAACCACCTCAAAGCCGCTAATCTGGCGGAAAGAGTTTATAAGACTCCTCTGACTACCAAGTCTCACTCGCTTGAACCAGGTCTATTGTAGAGGACCTGAAACTCTGTGTCAAGAACCTTCTTCGTGGTCGGTGTGTATTCGTATCACATCATCATCCACGTCAGATTCTACTGCAAACTTTATGGTTTCATTGTAAGGAACAATCACTGCGCTTCTTTCTCCGTCAGTAATGATAAATGATTCACCTTTTTCTACTCTTTCTATTAGATTGTCAAAATCTGTTTGAAACTCTTCAACCGTAAATTTTTGGAGATCTGAAAGTTCTGGATACATTTTCATAAAGTGAAGTTTTATGATCCGAGTTGCAGGATTCGAACCTGCGACCCTCTGCTCCCAAAGCAGATGCGCTACCAAACTGCGCTAAACCCGGTTATTTGTTTCTGTGTATGTACATAATACCAGCGAATGGTAAGATTGTCAATCCACATCCACAAAGAAAAAGAAAGAAAGGACTTGCTGCCAATGTTTCAACAAGATGAAAAATCATCTTCCCCTCCAGTTCTTGTATTCATAATACATGTATTGGTCTGCTTCGTCAAGTCCTTGTAAAGGAGATTGAACATCCCAATAAGACCATTCAATACAAAACTGTTTAATATGTATATCATTAGTAGCAGTCTTTACACCATACATTCTTGAAAAGGCAGACATTGCAAACCAATATCTCTGCCTAATGTGCGGTTCCATTTCCCTTATAGTCTTTGGAGTCATAGTATCCGCCTCTTGTTCCGAAATAGAGTGTAGATAATACAAATGGAATAGCAACAAAAATAAGTGCTTTACCTAACATGATGACCCCCAAACATATAACGCATACCATTCAGGATTTTTGCTCCGAATGATCCGAGATTGCGTGAGTTAAATCTTTCAAATAGTGCCGTAGTAATAACAGGAGCGGGAACCCCCAGGTCCACAGCGGCAGAAACAGTCCAACGACCCTCACCGCTATCGGAAACTCCACCAGAGAATTGTTTAAGGCTACCATCCCTGCGTAGCACATCAGCAGTAAGATCGAGTAACCAACTGCCAACCACGCTACCGCGACGCCATAACTCAGCAACCTCAGCAACATCAATATCGTAGCAATAACTTTCTGGATCTGCCATTGGAGCGACCTCAGCATCTCCTTCTTTGACATACTGTGCTCCGTTATTTGCATTCTTTAAGATGTTAAATCCTTCGGCATATGCTTGCATCATTCCATATTCAATGCCGTTATGCACCATTTTCACAAAATGACCAGCACCAGGACCACCACAATGTAACCAACCAAACTCAGCAGAAGTCACATCCGAGTCAAATTGAGTCCTGGCGGCAGCGATGATTCCTGGGGCAAGGGCATCAAAAATGCGCGAACAAGTGGCGACCGCAGTATTTCCGCCACCAACCATAAGACAGTATCCACGATCAAAACCATAAACACCGCCGCTAGTGCCACAATCAATATATTGGATACCAAGTTTTGCCAGACGTTCTGCTCTTTTCCGACTGTCTTTAAAATTGCTATTGCCATGATCAATAATAATATCTCCCTCACCACAATATCGTAGTAACTCATTGATTGTTTCCTCTACTGTTTCGGCAGGGACAACCATTTGGAATATGCCTGGTTGTGATCCACCTTTATTGTTTTGTTTAACTACTTTAACAAGGCTTTCAATATTAGTTGCAATTCCATTAACAAATCCATTTTCAAAAGTTTCGTTTGCTTTTTCATAATTCCTTCGATAACCCCAAACTTCTATACCTGCTTTCATCATACGGCGAGACATACCTTCGCCCATTCTACCTAAACCAATTAATCCTACTTTCATAAAACCTCTGGATATGCGTGCGTAAGTCCCCAATGCATGAAGAGTCCAATAGAAGAAAAAAGAAGCGTTGCTGATATTATTGTTCTAATCATCTTCATCATCCTCATAAGTTGATGGTTCTTCAAAAAGTTCATCCATTTTTTGTTCTAGAACTCTTTGGTTTAATTTTTGTAAATCTTCTTCTGTAATCGTTACCATTAGTTTAAAGTAATTTTAAGAAATGGAAGTAATGGTGGAATAACACCAATCAATCTTAAAAGTCCCTCAGCAAATAGAGCAAGAACCACCCAACCGACGCACATACTAATGATAGAAGCATTACGGTTGTGTCTTCGGATAGCAGCATCAATCATCTCCTGTACTTCTGTACGAGTTACATAATCATCATCAAATGGTTCCATCATTTCTCATCTCCAAGAAACTTCGCAAGAGGATCTCTTCGGGTTTTAACTATTTCAACCGCTCTCTTATAGAACATATTATCTGTGTTCCCAGAGGCTTCAAAAGTCTCCTTGATCTTCACCCAGTTAAGGTAGGTGTGCTGATCCATAGGGTTTTAAGTTGAATACTACTAGTTATGCTAGTGAGTATTTTTATATTGTCAAGTTTGTGTTGATACAAAAACACACATTAAGACAATATAAAGTTTGTAATATTTGTAAACGGAGAGAACAGGAATCGAACCTGCGAAGCTTTTAAACCCAGCCGCTTTCAAGGCGGTGTCCTCGACCAACCGGACTCTCTCCAATAAAAGTCCTCAACGGACTTCAAAATCTAAGCGTCTTACTTTACGTTGGCGTCTTGCTTCTTGAAAAGCAAGATCTTCATTTGTAAGAATGCCAGACTTTAATTTTGTATGATAAGAGTTTAGCATAACTATCTGAGATAAGTCAACTGCTGATATCTTATCTCCACGAATGGTTGCCATATTAGGACAACCACAAGTCACAGTTTTAGTAGGATGCCCCTCTATCTCCTTTCCACAGGAGCGGCATCTGATCTTTAAATTTTCCATTATTAATTAAATAATTTTTTATTCAGTGAATGATCTTAACATCCAAATAAATTTTCCGTGTGCTTCGTTTAAATCATCAAGAAGATTAATAGTTCCTCTTGATTTTTGTTTCTCTGCTTCAACAGCAGCATCATCTAACATCTTAACAATTGTTTTATGACTATCAAGCAAATCACCAATCATTTCCATTTCGGAAATATTACTCTTTGCTTCGCCAACTTTCGAAACTTCAACCACTCTTGAAAGTGGTCCAACTGGTTTAGCACTAAGAAATCTCATATGCTCGGAAATTCTATCAACCTCTTCTTGAATTGCTTCATATTGCTCTCCAAACAGGTCGTGGATCTGCTTAAAATCAGGTCCAACAATATGCCAATGATATACCCAAGTCTTTTGAAAGAGGACAAAAAGACTTGCCTGAGTATCAGAAAGTAATTTGTATAGTTTTTCCATTCTACTTCAATTTTTGAAGTATTTATAAAGTGGGCAATATCGGATTCGAACCAATGACCGTCTGCGTGTAAAGCAGCTGCGCTACCGCTGCGCCAATCGCCCATAAAAAGTCAAACTTGACTCAGAAGATATTCTACCGTATTTGCTACATCATTCATAGCATCTCGGAGATTCTCTCTTTGACCTGATTCTTGTTTAATGATTGGTCGATGATCATCAGTTAGAGTCCATCGCCATTGTTTCATTTCCGAACAATACCATAGATTAATCTTCATTCTTATAATATTCCAGTTTGATCCAGTTTAAAAGAGCATAAACTTCAGATATTTCTGACTTATGATTTTGGTAGTCAGTATCATCTAACATTTCCTCTTTTTCATAGAACTCAATCTCACTAGTGAGATAATCAACATAGTGATTAATGGCAGTCATTGCGACTTCTCTATCACGCTGGGAAATAAGAGACATAAACCTCCTAACTCGTTATCTATAATACAATAAAAAGGGGGTTTTGTCAACCCCCCACGTTTACACTATGTGAAGATTATCAGAAAGCGTAACGAACTTTCAGTTCACCACCGAGAGCAAAGATTTCGGAATCAAAACCATGCTCACCAGCAACTTTGGCCTTAATGGAAACAGTTTCACCAACAGGGAAAGTAGCACCAATTTCACCAACAGCAACTGCTTCATTACCAAGACCAACATTATTCCATTCATAACCAGGACCGATTTCACCAAAAATGGTCACACCGTTTTCCAGTTTCTGCTCATAACCAATACGCAATTCGGTTTGAGCTCCAGTATAATCACCGTCAACAACGGCACCAGTAGTCTTGCTTTCAACATAAGGGCCAGCAAATGCAGCCGAAGCAAGGAAAGGAGTAGCAGCAACAGCTGCGATTGCGGATTTAAACATAATAGTACCTCTATATTTTTCTCGCAGAATATATCTGCGGATGTAAGGAGTTTCGACTAACTCCGTTTAATTCAGTGACTCAACAAGTATTTGAGGTTTTATTGTCTGAATGTGTTTATTTTAACATTTTCTTTGGGATCAGTCAAGGGGGTGGTTAACCGAACTTTTTATAAGCGGAAGACGAGATTCGAACTCGCAACAACCTGCTTGGAAGGCAGGGACTCTACCGTTGAGTTACTTCCGCAATGTGGGGGATTTCTCCCCCAGCACACTTCCTTCACACAAGAGAAAGTATAAGACATAATGAGTATTATGTCAAGAGCCGAAGACAGGGATCAAACCTGCGACCTGAAATTTACAAAATTCCTGCTCTATCACTGAGCTACTTCGGCGTGGCTCCGAGTGTCAGAATCGAACTGACCTGTGACAAGTTAACAGCTTGCTCCCACACCTTGTGGGTTACTCGGAATGATGGAGTAAGCGTGATATACCTCATAAGGATATAACAGAGGCTTACCCTCTATCTTGCTACGGCATTCTGGTTTATCTTTCCAGAGCAAGTAGCAACGGGTTAGGTAGGATTCGAACCTACGACTCACGCTTTAGAAGAGCGTTACTCTATTCCACTGAGTTACTAACCCATTAGGTGTGAGAGAGGGAACGGTGGTGGTGGGTTCCCTGCCTCTCAACTCACATATTATAAGGCATAGGTGGAACCTTGTCAACCCTCACCGAAGATAAACATTAAATGAGATTGAAATTCTCTCAGAAGAACTTTCATTTGCTTCAACATAATGCCACAAATGTCCTGGCATCAAATACAGTCTTCCTTCCTTTGGTTCAAGATTAACTTCCAACAAATCAGATCTACCATCATAAAGATTACAATATTGGGATCCATCATTTCTCAAAATTACAAAGTTACCAGAATTTTCTGGTACTGAAACATAATAAATTCCAATTAAATCAGCACGTCCGTGAGAGTGCATTACATTATAATTATAAGACTTATTGATGTTTACCCAAAAAGAAAGTTCACTTATATGTGAATTTAAATTTTTAGATTGAAGAGTATCAACTGAAAAACTTTCAGCAACATCAATAATGTTGGTTAGTTGATTATAATCTGCAAACTGAGTCTTATTATTTGTAGTAAAACTTGGAGAATGATATCCATTACGATTTGAAGTATCTATACATTCAAAATCTTCTTTAATTTGATGACACTCAGTTTTAATAAGTTCTAGATCAACACTTGGTGTACAAGATCGAATGAAACTAGGAAAAATTTCGGTGTCAAAAATACTATGATAATTTTTCATCAGAAATACATTAAGAAAGGGGAAGTTATCCAACCTCCCCTTATATATCAAACCTCTACCGTGATCAGTCGGTTGGCATAGTCATGTGCATACGAAGTGCGGGCACCATGATGCCCCCAACCAATCCAACTATACGCATAGTCCATGTAACGATTGATAGACTTGCCAGGAGTTTTCATCCTGTCCTCAATACGTTGCCATTGAACCTCAGTCGTTAGATAACGAAGCTGCGTGTGAAGTGATGATGGAGAACCACCATACTTCTTAGCAAAATCACCCAATCCATAATATCTGTTGGCAGATGTCCATTGAATCAGTCCGTAACCGCGACCGCAGTTACTCCAACTGGTTCTGCTACCACCTTCACAAATGTTAGGAATAAAAGTTGATTCCTGACGAATATTGCCCATGATGGTAGCAAGGGCGTTTCTGTCTTTAATACCACGATCCTGGAAGAATGCCAGGGCAGCATTTTCATGTTCATTACACCCTTTACAAATTAACCTTAACTCTTTTGGCTTTGCGGCGGGAGCAACCTCGCGGATTGCTGTCTTCTTTTCATCTACAAGATTCATTTTAGATACCTCTTCCAATGGAGGAGGAGGACCTTGCATCTTATAGTTGACGAATGGCAGTGTTGCCGTACTGGTTGTAACCGTTGCCAGAAGAGGCAGGGCTACTGTAAAGATAGATTGCATTAAAATTGATTGAACTCTACATCCGTATAGAAAGGGGGTACACCCTTTTCTCAAAGGGCACTTTCCACGGCTCTAAATATCACATCAAAGACTCATGATGTAATCCCTGTAAGGGGATTTTCCATATTAAGTTTTTATTTAGGATTTGTCAAGGGGTATAAAATTTTTAATAAATATTTCCAGTGTTTATTCGCAACATAAGAAAATGAAAAGACTTCTATTAGCCTTTTCGTTATTCTTCACAATCCCAGTTAATGCTGCTGAAATTACATCAAAAATCACTGATTCCGTTCAATTGAAAGTTGATGGTGCCGCTGTTCAATCAACCCGAATTGGTGCTTCCTATTCAGCGTCAGGAACCAATATCCAAGCTACATCCTTTGGTGGTGTTGGTGGTGCTGGAACCTATGATATCAATACTCCAGGTCAAGCATTTAGTTTTTCAGAAAGTATCATTGATGCAGATACTCCCGTTCTTAACCAAACGGTTACTAACCAAGGAACAATTACATCACCAAATCTTTATGGAGATAGTGTAACTCAAGTTGGTGGTGAGAAAGGAACTCTTGCAGGTACTCTTTCCCCAACTGGTGTTCCTACTGTTACTGCTGGTGGTGCTGGTACAAGTGCTACTGCTCAAAGATCCATTGAATTAAGCGTATTCAAATGAGACATTTAACTCCCGTTTTGCTTTTAGCAACGGGAGTCATCTGTACTCCCGTTTATGCTGAGAGTGTTGTACCCAATTTTACCAGGGGTACAATCAATGCAACAACAGAATCTACAACAAAAATTGTAGAAGCAATCCGCCAAGTTGAATATACTACTGGCGAATCATATACTGTAACTGGAACAAACATCAACATTCCTGGCGTTCCTCAGAGAGGTGTTGGTTATTCTGTGATGACTCAAGGTGCTCCATTCCAGTTCAGTGAAACCTATCTCGGTCCTGGAGTGGCAAAAGAAACATGGATAGATCGCACCACAGAAACCCAATCAACCACTACATCAATCTCTGTCTTTACACAATAATATCAACAGGGACTGCATTTGCTCAAAGTACTCCTGCACCTAGTAATACAAACATTGCTGGACCAAGTGCAAGTGCTACGGGGAATGTAACTAACCAAGCGGTTCAAGTTCTTCAAGGACCTTATGCACTCAATACTTATGGTGGTGGAGTAAGTTGTCAGGGGGCAACTTTTTCAGTATCTCCATTTGCCATGAGTAGTAACAACAATAGCGATGACCCAGAATCCTTTGCATCACGCAATGGAAACTGGGGTATTTCTGCCGGTCTCAATATTCCATTAGATAATAATTTAATGAACTTGTGTAAGAAAAGAGCAGAAACTGAAATTGCTAGACAACAAGCAGAAACCGACAAAGCAAGATTAGATTTTGAACTTGTAAGATTATTGAAATGTGGTGAAGCATATAAAAATGGAGTGATGTTCCATCCCGATAGTCCTTACTACAAAGTTTGTGCTGATGTTGTTGTGAAATACCCAAAAGTTGAGGATGTGGTAAATGGAACCAATACAACTAATTGATAATCCAAATTTAAGACCAATAATCGGAAATAATCCGATTAACATACCAAATGCAAACATCAATAGAATATCTGGTCCGTCTGTAATTTCAACTATAGAGAGACCCAATGTTCGTGCTGTAGAACAACCTGTAGTGCGTGGTCTTGAAGTTCCTGTAATTGATGTTCCAAATACTGCGATTAAATATCCAGTTATTAATGTACCAACTCAAGCAGAGTTTGATGCTGCTGTAAAAGCAGAACGCGAAAAACAAGCAGCAGAAGAGCAACAAAAAACAAGGGGACTACCTGACACTACCCCCCCTCCTCAACTGCCTCAGGTTACTCAAACCCCCCTCACTCAAACTCCTGTACCTACTCCAGTTGCAGAAGTTCCAGCAGATAAACCTCAACCAACCTTTACTGTCGGTGGAATCGATATTAATTTACCTGACCCTTCTCTTGTTGCTACGGCTGGTGCTGTCGCAGTAGTCACAACTGCTGCTACAATGGCATCCACAGCAGTTT